GATTCTATAAATGAAGACATTGCGCTGCCATCATCATCGTTTGTTTTCTCATGATTATATATCAGTGTTTCAATAGAGGCCATGGGATACTCATACACCCCTTTATCTATCCATGCTGTGCGTCCAAAAGAACCTACGTACCATATTTTTTGTTCATAGTTATATACCACATACTTATCATTTTCTGTAGATGAACCAGAGGGATAGAACCAAAACACTTCTCCAAACTCAGAATTTACTCCCGCCACTACTTTTTCTACAGCGTCCTCGTTGAGATTGTTAAAGACATGATCTCTAACGGTACAAGGAATTGGCTGCACACGACCTTCATAAACATAAAATCTGTTTTTGCCCATCCAAAATACAGCATCTTCCACAGCTACCGCTCCCATAGGAGATATGGCACTTGTGTTAGAAGATATTCTATTGATACCAAACGTAAAAGGGGGCCCTATAAATTGCATGCTATGAACAGAGGTGTCTGTTAAAACAATTATCTCTCTTCTTGTTTTTATTGCCTGCACTATTGTAGAGCCGTCCTCAACTCGTAAATCTCCTGCCGTATTGGTAGCGGTAGGCAGCCAATCAAAAGCATTTTCTTGATCGCTAAAACGTATGAGAAGCCTATCTAAATCAGTAGAACCTACAGCAGTTGTACCAAAAACAACAACGTGCCTGTCGCTTGTAACCATAACTTGCCTATTTTTTAAAGGAACTGTGGTGCTAAAATCACTTATTGCAAACGCTCGTGTAGATAAGCCATCGTTTTCACGCCAAAAAAATAACTCGCCTTCTCTAGGACATAATATTAAATCTTCACCAAAATTATCCTGTGTATAAATGCGTAAACCTGTAGTAGTGGAAATTTGTTCAGATGAAGCTAAACCCCAACCATCTGCACCCCATGTTCCTGCACCCCAACCAGAACCTAAAAGTTGTGTAATAGATCCTCTGTTTAATTGGTATTCAGCTTCTATTAACCCTGAATTTGTTAATGTAGATAAGGGATTTGAGGTCAAAGTAATAGTATATATATTAGCATTTGTAACTGATGTAATTTCATGTTCTTTTTCTAAAAGTGTAATAATAAAACTTAATTCAGATGGTAAATCAACATTGGTAAATGTTACAAAATCACCAGTTAAAGCACCATGACTAAGATGATTAATAGTACAAGTGGTGCTATCTTTAACAGAACTAAAAGTAATAACTGCTCCGCTAATAGGAACAGTATCTATTTGTATGGTAGGGCTTCCAACGCTTGCAGTAGCTGTAACAGCAGTTGGATTAACAGTAATATTACTCATTTAATCTCCTACAGGAACTAAAACACCCGGTTTTATAGAAACTTCTACTGTTCCAAGTTGTGCTACCATAGCCACACTAATCTTTCTTTCAACCACTTCAGGATCCAATGTGACACTATTAAGTGAAGAGGTAGCTCCAACACCAGTGACAGATATAGAAACATCAACAGATTTTTTAACACTTAAACGTATTGGTGTAATATCGTTATAAGCACCCCCTGATTCTATGTAATACTTACGATCAGTTCCTACTGCCAAAAATCTATCACTGGCTAAATTAGTCCAAGCGTGTAGAGTTCTGGGAAAGCCTAGATAGGTATTATTTGAAAGCTTTTCCCAACCACCTATCTTTTCGGGGTAGCCAAATCTAAATCTAACTTTATCACAATCATTCCAACCACCTTCATTACTATAAGCAGTAGTCTCTTTATTGATTCCTGGACGAAATTGTAATTTAGCTAAAGGCATTTTTAACTCGTCAAGCTAGGGTTTAAAGAGCGACCTATCTCATACATATTAGTACCGTCACTTAAAAACACCAAAATATCTCTAGCACTTGCTGTAGTTGTCAAAGTAGGAACACTAGACGAAAATTTATAAATGCTATTAAAATTAATGGTACGACTGCCAGTACCATCTTGTATTAAGGTAAGAATGTAAACTCCTCCTTGCACTTGATTGGTAGCCGCTCCCAAACTAGAGGTAGTAGCATTTAATGTTACTCTTGCAACTTGATTAGAGCTTGCATCCCAAGCAATAGTAGAAGCATTATTAAGTAAGGCTTGTTCATCAAAATTTTGCGTTTTACTAAACTCTTGAGCAGTAGCCAATAAGGCAGGAGTTTGACTGTTAAGAGTTCCTGTAATGGTTAAGTTGCGTATGCCGCTTGTATCTTTGTTTGAGTCTACAACAACTGCCTTAGAAGCGGCAACTGTTCCTGCTGTAGTATCCACATAATTTAACTCTGATGTGGTTGCTGTAACACCATCTAATAAATTAAGTTCTGCGGCAGTGGATGTTACTGCTGTGCCACCTAAACCAATATTTAATAAATTTGTAAAATCTTTTACAGTAGCACCTGATCCCCCACCATCTGCGTATATAATCTTTGCAGAACCATTGGGAATATCTACGTTTTTAGTACCATCCGTAGTGCCTGTGCCTTGAATAAATCTCGCTGTTTGACCTGAATTATTATAAACAAAATAAATCTTATTTGCATCACTAGGAGAGATGGTTATTGTATTTAAACCACTTGGAGAACCACCTAAAACTAATAATTTAAATGCGCCCTCTGACACAGAGCTGCTATCAAGACCATCCGTTGTGGACAAAGTTTTTTCCGTACCAGTCAATGTAATTGATTTAACACCATTAAGTGCCTTATCAATAATATCTAAATTATTATTAGTAGTTGTACCCCATGTTCCAGCTTTATCACCAGTGGTTATTAATTCTATACCTGTGTTTAATGTATATGTACTCACTTATGCAGCCTCCTCTGTCCAATTAGGGTTTTGTGATGGTGTTGTCTCACTCCAAGAAGGTGTTTGACTTGCCGTTTCTTCAGACCAAACAGGATTTTGATCAGGTACAACCAATCCCCATATTGCAACAATACCAATATTTCCTTGGATTGACAATCCTGTGACTGCTACAACAGCACTACCAATAGGTGTAACATCACCAGCAATAGCGTCACTACTGACTCCAGTTACCGATACTGGTTGTACTAAATCAACTGTCACTGATCCTAATGCAGATGTGGCTGTTACACCTGTAGGCGAAATAATACTTACAGTATCTATTACTACTGTACCTAAAGAAGTTGTACTCGATACACCTGTAACACTGACTATTGAAGAAAGTGCAACAGTTACATCACCTAAAGCACTATTAGCTATATTTCCTATTGCATCTAAATTAGCATCACCTGTTACAGACTCTTCACCTAATCCACTTGTTGTAGCCTGCCCACTTACCCCAGATACAGCATCACCAACAACTGATGCAGAACCAACACTTGTTGTTCCTGTTACAGCGGTTGGGCTTACGACTGCTTGTGCTAACTCTGTTGTGTCCCCTAATGCACTCGTAGCAGTTACACCTGTTACAGCAAAAGTAGCTCCAGCTAATATATCAGGAGTGTTAACCGCACCTGTCGCCTCTACTCCCGTAACAGCAAACGCTGTAATTAATTCTATCGATACAGAACCAACAGTTGTAGTCGCACTTGCACCTGTAGGAACAACCACACAGCTACCAACTTCAGTAGTGTTACCCAGACTACTTGTTGCCGCCCCTAATGTAACATCAACGTCTGAGTTACCATTTACAATAAAATTACTACCAACAGCAGAAGTAGCAGTTTGCCCTGTCACATCTAAATTTACCGAGCCAACAAAAGTAGTATTACCTACTGAACTTGTAGAAGAGACACCAGAAACACTAAATATCGTATTACCAAGAACAGTTATGTTACCAACAGCAGCAGTACCAGCAGTACCTGAAACACTAACACTTTCATCCCTAGTGTTTGATACTTGAACAGTTCCTACTTGTCCTGTAGAACCTACACCTGTTACAGATACATTGGCTCCACACCTTATAGACTCTTCACCAAGACTTGCCACACCACCAGAGGCACTAACACCTACGACTGCTGCTCCTGTTAAGTTCGCAGAGCCAGCCGTTGATGTACCCTCTGCTCCTGTGGGTATTGTCTTTGCTGTGCCTGTTACAGTTTCACTACCTAATGCGCTTGTAGATGAAACCCCTGTTGCCGATACAGACACAGAGGTAAAGGCAGTTTCATTACCTAAAGCAGAAGTAGCAGAAACTCCTGTTGCAGATACCCCTACCCCAGCACCAATTTGCTCATTGCCTAAACCACCGACTAATTCAGTCGTGTTGCCTACGCTTAAAGTAGCTGTACCTGTAACAGTTTCATTACCTAAAGCAGAGGTTGAAGATACCCCAGTAACGCTAAAAGCTACATTGGTTGATACTGTTTCATTGCCAAGGGCGGATGTTGCCGCAACACCGCTAACACTGAAACTTACGCTTTCAGACCCCGAATCAGCAAATGCAGCCGCAGCAAACGGTAGGGTTGAAAACATACTTTATCCTATAGTGGATCTGGCCAGTTATTTATTGGTGCTTTACCAGTAGGATTACCATCACTGTCTACGGGAATATCCCACAAGGCTACAAATGCCGCATGGTCAGATGCATTTGTTATCGCTGTTTCGATTGTGCCAGAAGCTGTTCTGACAGCCGCACGATACGTTGTTACATCAGTTGGTATAGATTTACTATTATCTTCTGCCTTACGGACAACGTACCAATCTGTAGGGGACAGCAATGAATCTGCTGTATTTTTTGTATTAGCTATCCAAGCTGTTTTTAACTCAGCTACATCTCTAGGATTACCGGCTGACAAGTAGAACCTGCTATCAAAAGGTGTAGGGTCAGCTTCCCATTTAAGACCTACAGCTTTCTTTTCTGCATCTGTAGTGAGTGCTAACCAATTACTTGGATACTGATTACCATTAGAATCTGTCCAACTTCTTCCAGTATTTATTGTTTTTGTACCTAGTTTCCACGGCATTATTTATCTCCTATTTTGCATTCGCATATTTAAAAGGCATCTCAGCAAATGCCATGTAGATGTAGTCATGTCCAGAACCATTATATACATCACCACTTCTTCTTAATTTGAATCCATTAGAATAAAAATCAAAACAATCTGTGCCGCTTGTACCCTCATCGGCATCATCATTTGGATTTAGTTCCAATTTTTCTTCAAGAGGATTATTATTAATAACAGTTGTATCAGCCTCATTTGTAGAACCTCTTTTGTTATCATACATAATCCATCTGTTACTAGCATCAAATTGTTTAACTATAAGAAAAGCAGGACGAAACCCTAAATACACATACGCACCATCTACATTTCCGTTTCCTTCGTATCTACCAAATTTAGAATATCCTGCGACTGAGTGAAAACAGTAAGCAATGTAATCTTTTGAACTTGAATTAGTATGTGAACTTGTACCAACAGATATAACTGTGGATGTTGGTGATGTGCTATTGAACATTGACGTACTTGTGGTTTGAGCCGCAGTTGTATTTAAATTTACAAACTTTGTATTTACAATAGATGTATGAAAATTTGCCCAGTTTGTTCCATCTGTTTCTATTCGTTTATGTATCACCCACTCAGGTGCAGAACTTAAACCATGTGCAATAGTGGCATTCGACCCCGTACCTTCATATTGAACAATACTAAACCCTGCCTCTGTATTAGCTGATATTTTTTTTGCAGCAATTGTTCCTGCTAAATTCGCTGTGGAAGCACTACCATTTATCATAACAGAACCTGATGTAGGTGCGGCTCCTGCCGCTTCACTATTCGTTGCGGTTGGAGTACCTCCTGCAAGCCATGCCCAACCAGCATAAGTTTGACTACTTTGATTTGTTGAACCGCCACTACCAAGACTAAATCCGTTACTATCAAAACTTGTTAAGTTTGTCGTGCTAGAGGTATTTGCTACAGTTGAATTAGTTTGTATAAATACATCAGTGCCTCTTATTGTATCATAAACCATGTGACTAGATGTGCTGCTTCGCTCTTTTATCCAAACCCAATCTGGTGAAAATTCATAACTAGATATACTTTGACTTGAGCCGTTGCCCGTCCAAAGATTTGTTTCAAAGTAATCTTCTGGAAGTTCATCATTTAAAGGTGTGATAGATGGTTCTGGAAGATTTTTAGCACATAGAGCCTTAAAACCTGATGGCACAGCACTGTGAAATTCGCCTATACCATTAGCGTCCGAATTTGGAGGATCAGGGGCTGTTTCATCTCCTGCAAAAGTGCTATCCTGACCAAAATTAGCTGAATATCTTACATCTTTACTATTGGAACTATCACTAGCGGCAAATAACATTTCGTTACTACTTATAAAAGATTGAGATACTGCTGAACCAACATTGCTACCATTTTTAGAAAATTGAATTGTGCCATTTTCTAAATCTACTGCCATGCCTATGACATCCCCAGTTGTATAAGTCGCAACGACTTCTTGTTGTGCGCCATTAACAGCAATTTTACCTGTAGAGCTTGTATAACTTACATTGTCAATTGTAGGTGAGTCAAAATTATTGGTTTCCAAATATTGATTTGCTTGGTCAACAGATATAATTCCAATTCTCATCAGCCCATCATCAGCCTTATATCTATATTCTGCGTAATATTTCTCTCCTGTTCCTGTCGGCATAGCCATTGTGCTAAAAGTTGTACCTCTGCCACTATCCGGAGTATCAATTTCTAAATTTCCGTGGCGAGGGTCAACATAGGTAGTTAGTGCTTTTCCTATTTGAGGATTAAGAGTAGGGAAATTATTAGTTGGGCTATCTGGCATAACATCAAAAGCATTTAAATTTTGAGAAGTATAATGATTATCTTGACCACTTGTATCTGCGCCAATGGTAGATGAAGAAGCTGTGCCTGTTCCAGTTTGCTTGAACTGTAACCTATATCCATTTGTTCCGTATGTTAAACCACTTGTGTCTTTAGGTATCCAAACACCTGATTTAGTTTCACCAAAGCTACTTGCATCTAATGCCTGACCATCAATAAAATTTACCTCTGCCATATAGCCATCAAAGTTTAGACCATCTGGGTTTACTCTTCTGCCAATTTCATGTGAGATAGCAGTATTGAATACACTAGCCCTATTTTGTGTCGGTAAAGAAGATGAACTAAAACTTGTTATTCTTACTCCATTACAAAACATCCGCATCCTATCTGCTTGCGTTGAATTTGTTGTGTCCCAAACAAAAACAAGATTATACCATGAACTTGTATCCCGTAATAATTTATTACTCACAATAAAATTATTAGCTGTGCTATTACTTTCAAAATACATTTTATTGGAGTTAATTAGTATTTGATTAGAATTAGAGTTTGCTGACCAAAGTGTGACATTTTGTAAATCTGACCGTTTAACCCAAGCACTCCAAGTCCAAGTCGTTGTGCTACCTGAACCAGATATTTCATCGGCTGGTTTTTCAAGCCTTTGATTTTCTGAATCATCAAATCTTAATGAGTTTGATATTTCAAAACCATAGAAATTTTCAGAACCACCAGCCGCTATATTAAATAAACTACTCATGACACATTCAACGCTCTACCAATTTCAAACATATTTGTTCCATTACTTACAAAAACCAATACGTCTCTAGCACTTGCAGTTGTGGTTAATGTGGGTGCAGTACCACCGACAAATTTGTAGTTACTATTAAAAGATAAAGTTCTAGATCCTGTGCCATCTTGTATAACGGATATAACATACACCCCACCATCTATTTGATTACTGGCCGCACCTAGTGTTCTATTACCTCCAAGCGTTACACTCGTTACTTGGTTAGCACTTGCATCCCATGAAACTGTAGACCCATCTGATAATGTCGTAGCATTAAAATTTTGTGTGGCGGTAAACTCTTGTGCTGTTTTAAGGTTTGCTACTGCAAAACCTCCAGCTTGCGAACCATCATGAACAACAACGGTGTCTTTATCTGTATCAACCGTAACTTCTCCAACAGCTCCAGTAAAAGAACCTGTTTGCGAAGTTGTGCCTCTTCTAAATTGTACTTGTGTAGCCATTATGCAACCGATCCAAAATCATCTGTTCCTGTTACAGAACCTGTTACTAAACCAAAATCTAAATTAGCTAACCCTAAATCAGATTTTACTTCTGCCGCAGAGCGACTTTCTAAACCATTAGCAGTGAATCGTGCAAACTCATTATCTGCTACTGAACTACTGTCTATCTTGACTGCATTAGTATTACTGATACCAAATGTTAAAGATGCTTGTGCGCCTATATCAGATAAAACCTCACTAGCAGACCTACCCTCTATAGCTGTACCGTCTACTCGTAAAAAGTCATTGTCTGCCACACCGCTTGTAAATTTGGGTACGTTATTATTTGATATTCCTGTGGATAGAGTGGCAGTTGATGTAATCGATGTGCCATTAAGAGTCATTGCATCTGCCTCTAATGTACCATCTACATCTACATTTCCAGATATGTCTAAATTAGTAAACACAGAAGTTCCCGTACCAGTTATAGTGCCACTAACGCTTACATTACCACTAGCATCTCTAAACACTGCTTTTTCTGCTGGCTGAGTGCAGAACAGTGTTTTTGTACCAGAACCCCAGTTAACAGCGTTATCAGAGTTACTGGACTGTAGTATCGTAGTTCGGGCTAACGTAGTACCAGAGGACGTATAAGTGCCTATACCCACCTCAAAATCAGAACCAAGAGTGCAAGCGTAATAAGTAGTATTGCCATTACCGATTGAACCAAAAGACTCAAACCCAGTGACAGCACCAGCAAGAGTATAAGTGCCAGTTCCCGTTGTGGTCGAGGTTTCTTTGACCCTATCGGCAAGTACGAGTGCCACATCGTCACCTATGCGATACGAATGATCGCGTTACTCGCATCTGCTGTTGGGAACTGTATAGTAAAAGTACCAGCCGTAGATGTTTTGTTACTAGTAAAATCAAGCACCGCAACAGCTTTGTTAGAATCACTACTATTGTAGATCAAAGCTCCCATCGCTGTAATCGTAGCCGTTGTAAAACTAAGATCCGCAAAATCAGTAATCGCTGTAGTACCAGAAAGCGAAGGGTCTACCCTAGTTAATGTACCACCGCCCGAAGTATATGAACCACTGTTAGCAACTTCACCTGTTGTGGTAAAAGCTGTGGTCGTTGCTCCTAAAGTAGCTGTAGTGCTTGATTTACCACCGCCACCTTCTGCATACAAAGCGAGTTTAAAAGTATCACCACCTGAGTTTTTAAAATTGTGCACACCCTCTAATAACTCTTTTTTAAAGGAACTACACATTGCTTGTGCTATAGCCATTTAAATTCTCCTTACAAGATCAGCCATTTCTTTTTGTCCAGCTTTGGACATCTTATGTGCGATAGTAGCACGTTCTTCTCGTCTTGCCAATTCTATATAATGATACATAACTTTTTGCAAATTAGCTCTAAACATTACGGCTTGTTCTTTTATTGCAGGAGGTGCTGTGTTAGACACTCGCATCACCTTATCCATTACTAATTCTGTCAACTGTTCAGAACTTAAACCACCCTCGTCTGAAGTCATTACGTTCACAGAATTAACATTAATATCGCTAGATACACTAATCATTTTTTACCTTTTTCCATATAAGTAACATTTGGTATATCATGTCTACCTATTAAAACAGGTTTAACTTTTTTCGCGTCCTCTGCTTCAGGCGGTGACATGCTATCTTTTTTAGTTATTTTTAACTTACCATCAACAACAGATTGTATTAAAGGATTATCTAATCTATGGTAGCCGTATAGTTTTTCTTCATCAGGAACATTTACATCCAGTAAAGGTGATGTTCTTGCTACTTCAATAGCTACATTATTTTGGATTGCCATAGCACACCAGAACTCGACACAAGCTCTACCCGCTTCGGCAAAATGTATGTTTTCTTTATATGAAAAATCTATGCCAAAAAGATGCACTTTTTTTACTTTTGCATAAATAGCATAGGCTATAGCATAGGCTACAGTGTTATTAAAATACGCAACCTTAACTGTGTTGATAACGTCCTCTAACGGGTATTCTACTATTTCGGGAACACGTTCATCTAAACAACAAGAGTAAATAGGACCTTTGTTTTTAGTCTCTAATAGAAACTCTTTTGCAACATCCGTTTGTTTTCCAGCCTTAGTGTCATCTAAAAACCTGGAAGCCGGGTCCATCATAAACGTGCGATTTACATGAAAGATAGCACCAATACAGTTTATGCCCCATACTTCATCATACTTAATCGAGTTTATTCTAGTAAGAACATACTCTGAAAAAGAACCACCCAAGGCTACAATTGCAACCTCTTTACCCTTCAATTCACTCATGTCTTCGGGTTAACCTTTACACCAGTTCTAAAAGCATCTGTGTTTTCAGTTGCCTCTCCATAGTTCTTAAGTCTAGACATGGCTTCCACGAAACGACCATTGTACAGATTTAAAAATTCTTGCTCACCTTTCATAAAGATATAAGCCTCATATAGACTACCAAACAATAACGTATCTGGGGCGTTGGTACCTAACCAAGAGGTGCCATCAGATGTTGCTGTTATTGATTGTGGTCTGTAATAATAGTGCAATTCGGCTGAATAATTTGCATTAGGGGTAGGACTGATAATAAAATTATCAACATCGAAATATGCGTAATATCGAGGCACACCCGTAGTAGCCGGATTAGGATTAAATTCTTGAACAAAATTTACATCTTTAAAAAGTAAAAATTCATGACTGTTGGAATTTATAACTGATAAAGAAATAGAGCCTAAATAATCGTCAGGAACCGCTAAAAATTTATTTCCGCTGCTAATTGTTCCTGTAACATTTTTTCTAAAATATTCCAACTCTACTAACTTTAAGATGCGCTCTTCTGCATTTTTAATAAAGTTAGGAATATTGTTAACGAAAGTTGTTTCGGTATTTTCAGTATATTCTTTAATTGCCGTGGTTAGTGTCGTATTCGTATAACTCATGATACACTCACTGTTACTGTGCCTAACTCGGAGGTGGCTGCCTCTAGTTTTGGCAATGTTTGTCCTATGAAACCATCTCCAACATTTGTTCTTACAATTACTCGGGTAATCAAATCCACATATTGGTCTGGTCTTGGGTTACGAAGAGCTTGAGGGTCTGCACCTGCATTAAGCGGTTCTAGTTGAGGGTGTTTAGCTTCATACTCATCTGGACCAACTTTTAAACCGTTCCACTCGGTTCGCATTTCTGAAAGCCTATATCTAAATCCAGATCTATCTGAAATCCCATAAGCATTTTTACCAGACGCATATCTACTCATTATGTTACTCTAAGATACTCAAAACTTGGTTGTAGCTTCAATGGAACTCTATCTTCGTCCTCATCGGCTGCTCTTTGAAACTCTTCCTCATACACAGCTTTTAAAAGTTGTACTCTATCTGGAGCCTTTTTCATTGCTAAATAATAAGCAAGACCAGCTACTATACACGGCAAGAATCTAAAAGGTGCATCAGTGGTATTCACCAACGCATCTGCGTCTTCAATCCTTTGAATATAGTAATACACTAAAGTATCGGAAGAACTATCCGGTGTAGCCCATAAATTTATCTCAGGTATTGTTTGTCTGTTATAGTAATATTGACTGGGTCTGCCTTGTGTTGTTTTGTTTGGTATACTTAAATATTCGCCTCTAGATATTCTATTTAAATCAAAATCAGTACCATCTCTTCTAAGGACTACCTCTAATAAATCAGTAAAAGTAGCGTTAAAAGCGTAAGTAGCAGTTCCAGCAGTTAAAGATTGTGTGCCTTGTTTAACAGTCCAAAGATTAATACCTCTGTTTGCCCATTCAGCAAACATAAGATTCAACGACCTTCTAGCAGTTTTAGCATCATATCCAGTTCGTAATTCTAACCCACAACGCTCGTAAGCTTCCTCAATGATATCTGCAACGTCTAAGTCAAAGTCTCTAGATCCTGATGTAGCCATGATTACTCTTCCGAATATAAATTGTTAAACGTA